TAATTTCTTTCATACGAGCCTCTAACTGTTCTGCAGTAAGATCTTCTAACTTACCGGTCCTAATAATCTTTTGTTCAACGTACAACCCTGCTGCTTTTCCTCTAGCAACTTCAGCATTGACTGCAGCCGACCAAGCCTTTGATTCTCTTGCGTTGTCTCTAAGTTTTGCGAGTTCTGAAATGTGTCTTTCAAATGTAACATCATATTTTTTTTGATACTCCGATCTTAATTTTCCAATGTACTGTACCACTAATGGGTATGTTCTTGGATTTTGTAATTTACTTGCATATACAATTGCAGCTTCCGGTGAATACCCTGCAGCAATAGCACATTCTGCCCCAGTCTTTCTACCTTCGTTTGTAACTAATTCATATGCAAATTTCATTTGCATTTCTGTTAATCTTTTTGGTTGTGTCATACTAGACATTTAAGGTAATTTTAGATATAAATCAAGGTGTACTTACTCCAATAAGTTAACCTGGGATTGGCTTACGATGTAGATGATAAGATATTATACCTACTGATACTGAGTCCCAGGTTTAAAAAGAAATATGATTAAAGGAAAAACATTAAGACATACATTAGATAAATTTTTAAAAGGTTCTGAAGTTGCTAAAGAATCAAGAGTTCAAGTTTGTTTACCCAATGGAGAATTTTACGACATTACAGGAATACAATTAATGGAAAATAAATTACTTGGAAACCGTGAAACCCATAGATTAATTATTACAATTGATAAGGAAAAATGGATTATGGGTAAAGTAATTAGAAAGATGTAACTACCTTGAAACCAGAGACAAAACTTTGGCATAAAGTTAAAAAATTTATGCCTGAAATATCATTCACAAGACTAGAAAATTTAAGCAGTTTTGGCACCCCAGATCTATTGGCATATAATAAAAAACATACTTTTTTTACTGTTGAATTAAAGGTTGCAAAAGGTAATTCTGTTAAGCTAAGTCCTCATCAAATCAGCTTCCATGTGAAGCATCCGCACAGAACTTTTATTCTAGTTTCTAGCGCCTTGTACAAAGATGAAAAACTTTATGAAGGCACTTGCTGCTTGGAGCTTGCCGCTTGTGGCTTGCGGCTTGATGCTTGTCGCTCGGGACTAGATCTTATCTACAATTATTTTCAGCGCTTGTAGCTTGCTGCTTGCTGCTCGGACGCTTGCTGCTTGCTGCTCGTAACAGGTGGCTGGTAGCTAGGCCCCAGGAAGGGGCCAGCTGGTTTAATTCCAAACAGAGTCTGCTAGAGCTCCGTTTCCTGCTTGATTTAGAATGTCTAGATATTCGGTCTCTGTGAATTTTAGAACCGATGTTAGGAACTCGTGGCGTTCCTGCTGCGTCACCGGGATGGGTGCCTGTAGGTATTTGACGGCGTTCGCACGTGCTTCTTCCCGTTTTGCGCCACCAGGAAGGTATTCTGGTTTGATTGTTTTCTTTTTCATGCTTTCTCCTTTTGTTAGGAGCTGCCGCCTGCTTCTCTCTGGAGGCACGCTTCGCATGACTTATACCAGATCTTATAGAAACTAGCTCCCTTGCAGCTCGTATATAGGAATATCCCTTATTTATCATAATGTCAAGCGACAAATTGTCGCAGCTTGCTGCTTGACGCTTGCGGCTTGCAGCTTGAAGCTGGGTTAGGACCCCGGAGACTGGTCGGTCTTTTGCTATGCATTCCGGGGCCATGTTAGTGTTTGCCGTACGCTATGTTAGGAACTGATTTGTCCCAACACGCTCTACAGCTCAAACACTTGTTGTCCTGTTCGGCTGCAGGGCATGTTTTATTAACAGTAACTACACTGGAGGTATAAGGCCAGAAAGCCGGCGGGTTACCGTCGACTTTAGTTGCTGAAATTCGTATAATAAGATTAGCTGGAACCTCTTCAGGGGTCACTAGTGCCACGATACTAGCTTCGCGTGTTGGAAGCCAGTGATTAACATCGGGCGTCAAGTTACATACTGCGAATATCTTTTTTAAATGTTCTAATGACTGTAGATCTCCAGAGTCGTGCCAGCGGAACCATTTAGATTTATGACGCAGGATCTGAGCAGCCATTGCCTGGACCCATAACGGATGATCAATCGCTGCTAGCCGCTTGTACTGCGCTGCTTGTACATTAGGAAATACATAACAACCTTTTAAAGCGTAACAACCATGACAGACAGTGCCTGGTATCTTTGCAAGCTTAGATCCAACATTACATTCTTTAGCTGGTATCCCGTAGCTCCAGCCTGGCATCTTGGAAGGTTTGCTTAAGGTTCCTGTTATATTATCTAATTCTGTTACTTTCATGTATCCTATATAATCCTATTACTTTGATTTGTCAAGAGCTTGCGGCTTGCAGCTTGCGGCTTGTGGCTTGTCGCTTGCAGCTTGCGGCTTAAAATGTTCATCGAACGCCTGCAGCTTGGCCGGCGTTAGTTCATACATGTGGAACCCTGGCTCGGTGCCAGGGACCTTCTTAAAGCCTAATTTTTTAAGTTTATTCATTGCGCTCTTTCTCCCATTTTTTAGATAACTCTTCACTGCGTTTCATTTCTTTTTGGATAAGAAGTAATATCTCAGCCATTGTTTTATTTAGTCTTGCTAACTCTAGTGCTATTTGTTCCATGTTATACCTTTCATTAGTTTATATCCTATATTATCCTACTACTATCTTAATGTCAAGCGCTTGTTGCTTGCTGCTTGTGGCTTAGATTCAGCAGCCATAATCGAGGTTAGTCAACAGGGTCCACACAACTCAGTACGTTTATAGACATACAAGGTCTTAACTGTTGCGACCTGGCCTTTTAAGATTATGGCCACTTAATCTAAGTTGGTCCCCCAGGACTGGCTAGCCAATTTACAAGACCGTGTGTCCCAGGGGTTGTTCTTAAACCATCGTTCTTAATCCGCTAAGATTAAATTTGCTGTTTCGTTTTAGTAATAACGCATTTGTTATTTAAAAAAACAATTCATAAGAACTATATCCTATATAATCCTATTGACAGTAATGTCAAGTCATAGTAAAAAATAATTCTAAACAAACATAAAGGTATAATATGACACAAAGCAAACTAAGACTAAATACTGATATAAGAAAAAAAATAGGTGGTTTAATTCTATCTCATTTTGAGAATGAAAAAACTACTGAACTTGAAAACTTTGTATCAGCAAAAGAGGATATAACTACTGCTTACAATAGAGCATTTAAAATTGCTACTACTGTTGTAAATAGAGCATACCCTAAAGATGATGTTGCAACACTACAAGCATTTAAAAAAAAATATGGTAGTGCCTGTGATGTTGTGGCTAAAGACAGTTGTTTTTATTTCGCTAAAATTGAAAAAGAAACTGATGACATAAAAGCAAACGATACTAATGCTGAACACTTTGATTTCACTCTAGGTGCACATATGAATGGACGATTTGACAGTATGGATTTTTGCAACGCATATTTTAGAGATGAACTAAAAAATGCTGGTATCAATCCAGAAATAACAATCCAAAATAAAGCACAAGATAATCGTAGCAATCCACATTGGACGCAAGAGGTAGACAAGATTAAAAAATTTATTGGCTACAATAGTGATAGTGGAATATGTGAAGAGTGGAAAAATAAATTTGCCCTTGATGTAATTGGAACAAGTTATTGTCGTTCAAGAACTATACCTTGCACTCAAAGTGAGTTTAATGAAATGAAACTTTTTAAACTTGCTAGAGAAAGTTTTGTTAATGCACATTACACTTGGGCTGAACATATTTTTAAAGATATGAGAGATATTAATAATGCTCTTAAAGATTATAAATATGTTAAGGACGCAATCGACTTGTGTGGTGCATTGGGTTTAAATGTTAATGAAAATGAATTGCAAAGAACTGCTGGTGTTTCATTAACTATTTATCAACCAGAAAACTTGGCAAACCTTATTAAATCAAGAAGAGCAAAACAGGATAATAAATCTGTTATTGCACAGTTTAAAAAGGCAAGACAAGCACAAGTTGCAACACATTAAGTATTGACACAATAGGGGATATTGTAGTAATATCCCCTATATAAACAAATCAGAAAGATAGAGGTATAAAATGTTTAACTTAAAACAAGGAACTAAATTTAATGTGACTTACTTTGCTAAAAAGTATGGAGAGTTTATAACTCGTGCTGGGTTATGGACTGAAAAATCAGTTGAGAGAATTTCAAAAGATAATAAAAATCTTTTTATTTATTTTGATTTAGATGAACAGGGTTATAGAACTGCAGTTGGCGATATAACTATTGTACCAAAGGAGGATAATTAAAAATGTTTAAACATATTTGTCAGGGACCTAAGTGTCATACATACGATACTCAGTCTAGAATTCGTGGAACTAAAGGCAATAAAGTTTTGCGAACTAGATTTGCAAGATATGATACCGACGACGAGCGATACAATAAAAGTGAGTGGGTTAATCGTTGGGAATTTTATTTTTGTGATGAACGATGTATGAATGATTGGTTGCAAGAACATATGACTCAGTTAATTAATTTTGTTGGACTTAAAACTAAACCACAGGAAACTCCTGTTAATATTGTACAGGAAACTAGACAGAATTGGGCTGGCAATAATTATACAGTTACAACTATAAAGTTATTGAATGAAGCCCCAGAAAATTATATAGTCGAGGTATAACAAACATACAGGTATAATATGACAAAACAACTACATGTAATAAACTACGAGGGCAAAGAGTATCGCATCCCATTTGATCTGGATCTAGAAATAGATAAGGATAGAGAACTGGTTGTGGCAAATAGATTTAGTGGAGAGAGAACATCGTTGCCTTGGTTTGCTGTTGCTGTCTATGATCTTATCATGGGTGCTGAACAGTTCGATGATTATGAAACAATGCAACAGGGATTGGATTGGTTCAGACAATATTTTCCTAAACAATATATGACACTACTAGACTGAGTCTAGTGTCTCGCCTCTAGCTACTCTATGCGAGTAGCTAGCGGCAAGAGGTCCCATCCTACTTACAATTAACTTTAGTTCTATATAACTCGATCCCCCTTTTTAAAAAGGGGTCCCTAAACTTAAGCGTGTATTGCTTGATTTAGACTTAAATAAGCTATAAATACTTTAAAGGTTCCAAAATTAATCCTAAAAAATTTTGCGGAAAATTTTTATGAAACTAACTTTAGAGAAATTAAATTTACTACCACCTGATATTCAAAAAGAATTTATTGAAGCTGCAACATTAGCAAAACAAAAACGTGGCATAGAAAAAGCACAAACAGATTTTATGTCTTTTGTTAAACGTGTTTGGCCTGAATTTATAGAAGGATCACATCATAAAAAAATTGCAGAAAAATTTAATGACTTAGCTAATGGTAAAATTAAAAGATTAATTATCAATATGCCACCTCGACATACAAAGTCAGAGTTCGCCAGCTTCTTGCTGCCAGCTTGGATGATAGGTCGTCGACCTAAACTTAAAATCATTCAATCAACTCACACTACAGAACTCGCAGTTCGCTTTGGTCGTAAAGCTAAAACATTAATGGACATGCCAGAGTATAAAGAAATATTTCCAACAAGGTTACGAGAAGATTCTCAAGCTGCTGGTAAATGGGAAACAGAACAAGGAGGTGAATATTATGCAGCGGGTGTCGGATCAGCTATTACTGGTCGAGGTGCAGATTTGCTTATTATAGATGATCCTCATTCTGAACAAGACGCATTAAATGTTGATGCGTTAGAACGAGCTTATGAATGGTATACATCAGGACCTCGTCAGCGATTACAACCTGGTGGAGCTATTGTTATGGTCATGACAAGATGGAATACAAAAGATTTAACGGGAAGCTTGCTGCGAGAATCGGGGAACATTAAATCTGATAAATGGGAGTTAATAGAATTTCCTGCAATACTTCCAAGTGGTAAACCTGTGTGGCCAGAGTTTTGGAAGTTAGAAGAATTGGAAGGCGTCAAAGCTTCTATTAGTTTACAAAAGTGGAATGCACAATGGATGCAAAATCCAACATCAGAAGAAGGTGCAATTATAAAACGTGAGTGGTGGCGTAAATGGGAGAAAGATTTTATTCCTCCACTTCAACATGTTATCCAAAGTTATGATACAGCTTTTCTTAAAAAAGAATCTGCCGATTATTCAGCAATAACGACTTGGGGAGTTTTCTATAACAATGAAGACTCAGGACCTCAACTCATTTTGCTAGATGCTGTAAAAGATCGTTTTGAATTTCCTGAGCTTCGAAGGATAGCATATCAACAATATCAGTATTGGCAACCGGAAACTGTACTTATAGAAGCAAAGGCATCGGGTTTGCCATTAACATATGAATTGCGTAAAATGGGTATCCCTGTTATAAACTATACCCCATCTAGAGGGAATGATAAGCATTCTAGAGTTAACTCTGTTGCACCTTTATTTGAATCAGGTCAAATATGGGCACCGATTGATAAAGAATTTGCACAAGAGGTAATCGAAGAATGTGCGGCATTTCCATATGGTGATCATGACGATCTAGTGGATTCAATGACACAAGCAGTCATGCGTTTTAGACAAGGTGGATTTATAGATCATCCAGAAGATTATAAAGATGAACCTATAATCAGAAACAACAAAACGTATTATTAATATGGAAGGCATTTTAAAATTATTAAGAAAATTAGGATATTCTGAAGAAGAAATTAAAACTGTATTAAACAAAGTTCCAGTAGATCAAAAAGGAATAATGGGAACAAATGTTGCCACAGGTGTTTTTTCAAAACCAAAAGAAGGAGTATTAGCTAAAGATTTTTTAGTTTCTGATAAAATTGGAAATCCATTTGAGATTGATTATTACAGAGGTAGTTCTAAAGAAGATATTTTAAAAAGTGCAGAAGCACAACTTAAAATGATAGATGATGAATTTACAAAACTTACAGATCAAATAATAAATAAAAATTTACAACTAACACCAGAACAAAGAATTAATTTTGCAAAAAATTTAGAAACAAGAAGAAGATTTCAAAAAGACTTTGAAGCATTTAAAACAATTCCTGAGGCCGAAGTATTAAATATGCAAACAGGGAAAAAAGTAGAAGATGTTGAAACATTAAAAGAAAAATCAGGATTAATGGCTCCTCCTAGTACACCATTAGGAAAAGCTCAATTTGATATTAATAGGCTTAAATCTCAATTTGAAGATTTTGTAAATAAAGAATTAAATCCAGAATACATAGCTAAAAAAGAAGCGGAAAGAAAAGCTATAATTGCTAGACAATATGAAGGTAAAGGATATGCAGGAGATCCTTTATATGGACCAAGTGGAATTTATAGAGCTACTGCTAGGGATTTTTTATTAGATCAAAATGCAAAAGGAAAAATTAAATTAACAGATGATGTTGTTAAAAATTTACAAGAACGTAATTATATTTCCGGGGGCCAACCTTTAATGTATCCAGATCCAATTAGAGTTATGAGATATCATTATGGAGATGATATATTTGATAAAATACCCGTAAATGAATTATCAAGAACTTCTGGAACTAAATCAGATATTTTAAATATTATGTCTAAAGTAGAAACGTCTCCAATTAAAATAGAAGCTCCTAAAACTCCAGGTGGATATTTAACTCCAGGTGAATACAAAGCAAATATAGAAGAACTTCAAAATATTGAAAAAATGATTAAAAGACGTGAATCTAGATTTGCAGATATGACAGAAGAAGAAATACAAAATGAATTACAACAATATGGCTCTAAAAGATCTGCATTTGAAATGGGACTTGAATTTGATTATCCAGAAGAATATGCAAAATATAAAAAATTAAAAATATCAGAATCAAAACCTGAGGTATTAAATATTCAAAAGGAGGCAATTAAAAGAAAAAGTATAGATGAATTAATTGATGAATATAATGCAAATCAAGATAGAACAAGATTATTAGATGAAGAAGGTGGAAGTAAAATAAGTTATGAAGAATTTCAAGACATACAAAAGAAAAATGAAGAGATAGCAAAAGAATTAGAGAAAAAAGGAATATCTTCTACAATAGAAGAAGAAGTAAAACCGGAAGGAATAGTTATTCCATTTAGAAAAAAATTTACAAAACCAGAACCTGAAGGAAAAGCTAATGGTGGACCAATGGGTCTTGATTATTTAACAGGGATGGAACCACCAAAAGATGGTTATGCTACTGGTGGAAGAGTTAATTTTCAAAAAGGAGGTTTTCCTAAAATATTAGAATATTTAATTGAAAAATTATCAACAGAGAAAAATTTTAATAAAACATTATTAGAAAAATCTAGTCCAAAAGCTATTCAAGATTTATACATAGAAAAATATGGTAAACTTCCATCCGCTGAAGAAATTAAAGATATTGTTAATAAACAATTACAAAACAAAGGTTCTATGGAAGTTATGAATCCTAAAACAGGGGAAGTAACTACTCCAAAAAATCCAATTATGACTGTAGAGGATTTACAATTTAAACATAAAGATGCATTTAATGCACATGATCAAATCAATATAGATATTAATGATAAAATTGCACCAGATATGATTGCAGAATCTATGGCTGAAATGAAAGGTAAAGACTATTTTAGTTTATCTCAAAAAGAACAATCCAATCTTTATAAAAAAGCTTTAGCTTATGTAGACGATGTTAGAATGACTAAAAAACAAATTAAATCTGAAACTAATAAACCCATTGAAGGTGGTTTTAGTTTTAATGATCCAGATATAAAAGCACAAATGGAAGAAGCTATGAAAGAAGCAAAAAAAAGAGGTAATGAAATGCGTGCTATGGGATTAGATCCAGCTAAAAGCAAAGATTATGATCAATACATAGAAATTAAAACTAAATCTGGTGATAAAGATTTTAATAAATATTTTGATGATTTAGAAATAAAAACAAAATTTAAAGGTAGAATTAGTGATGATCTTTTAAATCAAATTTTAATAGATGACAATCCTCAAAGAAAAGCAGAAGTAATTGCAACTATTGAACAAGGATTAACAATGCAAGAAAAAGGAATGTCTCCAGAAGAAATTGTTAATATTTTAAAAAATACTACAAGAACTAAACAAGCCTCTGGTGGAAGAATTGGTTACGCAGAAGGAAGTGATGATGCACCTAGTATAACTTTAGATAATCATGAAAAGGCCCCCGGTAATAACGATAAGTATCCAATTAAAACAGGTAATTTAGAATTAGGAATAAGTGGTCTTATCACTGGTGGAAAAAGCTATCAGTCAGATCCTTATAATAAAATTACAGGATCTGAAAGAAATTTATCTGTAAGAGGAAAATATAATGTTCCTGATACTGGAGTTTCTCTTACAGGAGACATTGGAGATATTAGAACAAGAAACACTCAAAACATTAATGTGCCTGAATTTAATTATAAAGAAAAAATAAGAGATGTATTCAGGGTGAATCCTTATTCTGTAGGCATTGAATATGCCCCAGATCAAAATAGAAATATTAATTTAAGATATGATGATAGAGGCAATGTATCTTTAAGAGGTGAATATAAATTTGCAAAAGGTGGCCTTGGTTACTTGATGGGAGAATAAAATGAGTAACTATAAAAGAAAACAAGTATTTGATTATCTCACTAGAAAACCAATTACTACTCAAGATATTGAATTAACACAATCTCGCATCCAGCCGCTAGCAACGAGAATCGAGCAGCCAGAGACTGATTATCAAACAGAAGTTGCACCTGAAATGGTTGTACCACCACAAGATGTATTACCTAAGAATGCAGAACCGGTAATGCCATCTGCTCCAGGAATTCCTAATCCACAAGATACAATATTGGAACTAGCGACTGGGGGAAGAGTTAATTTTCAATTGGGCGGAAAAGCTTTATTAAATATACTTGGAAAAACAACTATATCCTCAGAAAAAGAATATTCTAAATTAAAACAATTTATAACAGAAACTTATTATGCAAATAAAGATGATCCAAATTTATTTCCAGCAATAAAAAAATATTCTGAAAAATTTGGTGGAAATTTATCTAATACAGCAGAAGATTTAGGTCTTGATAGAAAGGCCATGATTCAAGCAGGTGAAAGAAGAGGATTTGAATTTGAAGGAAAAGGATCGACAGGGACTACTAAAATAAAAGATTTAGATTATGGTGATTTAACAGCCGCTGAATTTACAAATTTAGTAAAAGAAGATCCAAATTATTTAAAACAACTAATTAAAGATAAAAAAATAAATCCTAATGAATTTTATAATGCGGGCGACATAGCTAAAATATTTGGATTAAGTTCTAAAAAAGAATACAGGGACAATATTATTCGTGATTTCGCTGTGCAAAAAAATAAAACTTATGAAAAAGGAAGATGGTCTAATGATCCAGTTGAAATAGTAAGTGATCCTAAAAAAGAACAATTTAAATTATATAAATTAAACGATATAATTAATAATATTGAAAAAGATGCTGCTTTTAAAACTAAATCTTCTATTTCAGGTGATCTTACTGATATTCCTAAAATAAGAAAAGAATTAGATCCAGAATTAGACAACATATTAAAAAATTTTAGAACAAAGAAAAATATTATTATAAGTAAAGAATCAGATCCTGCTTTAACAGAAGCGTTAATTAATAATCCTAAAACAGGAACAGAAGGAATATCTTTTGATTATGGACATCCTTTTGCAATAGATAATTATAAAAATTTTGATTTTGCAAAAAAGAATTCTGATAAAATTTATTCTTTAAATAGAAGTGTTATTCAAGATCCATATATTAACAGAACAATATTAGTAGATACTCAAGGACAAGAAAAAAATTTATTTTCTAATATGGATAAATTTTTTAAAGAATATAAGGGAAAAAAATTTGATGAAGAAGCAATTGCAAAAGCAGAAGCTATCAATCAAGAAGCAAATGATTTATTTAGTAAAAGACAAAGTCGAATAAAAGAATTTGTTGATGAAAGATCTAAAACTGAACCTTATCTAAAAGGTCAAGAAAATACTTTATCTAATATTCATATAGATATTAAACCAGGTAAAAAAATATCAGATACAGATATTAAAGTATTTGGAGATATTGATCCAAGACATAGTTTTGGAAACATTCAAAACATAAATCCAAAAGCTAATTATTTTTCCGATTTAACAAAAAAAGAACAAGAGATGTTTAAACAAAATATGGTTGATCAAAATATAAATTATTCTAAAAATGTTTTAAAACAAAGTAATTTTGATCCTGTAACTATTAAAGATTTTGAAGAAAGTATGTTGTTCGGTCCTACTGCTGAAAAAGAAGGGTTTATTAATGAATCCGGCGTTCCTAAATTTAATAAAGGCGGTCGAGTTAAATTAGCAAATGGTACAAATGAACCATATAATCCTGAAATACCTTCTCTTGGTGAACAAGACCCTATTGGAATTTTAGAACAACAAATGATTAATGAAAAAGATCCAACCAAAATTTTAGCTTTGGATTTTCAATTATCAAAAATGAAAGAAAAAAAAGCAACAGAAGAAAAAACAGCAGAAGAATATAAAATATCTCAAAAACAAAAAGGTGTAAGATATAAAGAAGATTATCCATCTGAAGTTGATTATTTTTTAGAAACGGGAAAACAACTTTTAACTAATCCAAAATACTTTTTAAGTAAAGGTTTAAAAGGAGCTATAGAAGGAACTGAATGGTTAGTAGGACAACCTATGAAAACTTTATTTAATCAAGAAGGAAAAAACTGGGAATGGTATCATCCTGTTGCAGGAGAAAAATTAGGGATTGATACATTAATACAAAAATCTCAACCAGAATTTCCAACAACAGGAACCTTGCTTGCAGGAGATGTTGCTGAAATAGCTGGGACATTTGCAGATCCATTTTTAGCATATGGACTTGCTAAGAAAGCAATGAGTCCATCAAAAACAAAAGGTATTCCTTCTATGGAAAAAATTGATCCAACAAGAAGAGATATTTTAAAAACAGGAGCTGTAATGGGAACAGGAGCTGCTTTATATCCAACAGTTAAAAAATTAGGATTATTTGAAGAACTTACTAAAGCAACAGAAGTTACAAAAGCTGCAGCAAAAGTTTTACCAAAAGTACATGGTATGCCTGAATGGTTTCCATCATTAGTTTCTAGAATTGAAAAAGAAGGTAAATTTCCTCTTTCAGATTACGCAACTACTGATAACGTAAAAATTAAAGAATTAGTTATACCTTCTAAAACTGCAAAAGGAAAAAATGAAACATACATAATGACAAAATATCCAGATGGAAAAATTGAAATACGTTCAGAAAATGGAGGTGCTTATGGTCAACCATTTGAATTACATTACACACCTCCTGAAAGTTTTGTTGATGAAACAACAGGTAAAGTAATAAAAGAACCAGGTGATTTTTCTATAGTTGAACAAAGACCAAAAGTAGTTGGTGGTCCACATGATGCTGATTATGAATTTGATTGGGATCTTGTTTCAAAAGATCAAGCATTAAGTGATATTGAAAGAGTTGAAAAAACTGTAACTGGAAAAATAGCTAATCCAAAAGAAGCAGAAACAAGAGCTAAACAAAGAGATTATTATTATGACAGTCCATATGAAGATATTACAAATAGATATGGGGAGATTGATTCATATTATGATGATATAATAAAAGAATAAAGATTATTATGATTAAAAAATTAACAACCACTATACCACCTAAATCAGGTCCATGCCCGCAAGGCTTGAATATTAACTATAATACTGTTAGAACAGTGAACTCGGAGAAAACATTAAATGGCAGAAATAGACAAGTCGCTACCAAACGTAGCAGATAAGCTTACACCTGGAGAACTAGAAGTAGAACAGATTGCACAATCTGTTGAAGAAACCCCTGCGGGTCCAACAGAAGTTACAGAAAATGAAGATGGTAGTGTTGATATAAATTTTGATCCAACTAAAAATTTAACAGGACAAACAGAATTTGGTGGAAACCTTGCTGAAGTCATTGATGAACAAGTTCTTGGAAGATTAGGTTCTGAACTCTATCAAGATACACAATCATATAAAGATTCAAGAGCAGATTGGGAAAAAGCTTATACTCAAGGATTAGATTTATTAGGATTTAAATACGAATCAAGAACAGAACCATTTCAAGGCGCATCAAGTGCCACGCATCCAGTACTTGCAGAAGCAGTTACACAATTTCAATCTTTAGCTTACAAAGAATTATTACCAGCAGAAGGACCAGTTAGAACTCAAGTTATTGGATTGGATACTCCAGAAATTCAAGATCAAGCTGATAGAGTTTCTGAATTTATGAATTATCAAATTATGGATGTTATGAAAGAATATGAACCAGAATTTGATCAAATGTTATTTTATTTACCATTATCAGGATCTACATTTAAAAAAGTTTATTATGATGAAATATTAGGAAGAGCTGTATCTAAATTTATTCAAGCTCAAGATATTGTTGTTCCATACACAGCAAATAGTATTGAAGATGCAGAAGCAGTTGTTCATGTAATTAAAATTTCTGAAAATGAATTAAAGAAACAACAGGTATCCGGTTTTTATAGAGATATAGAATTAGTAGCATCAGATGAATTAACTCAAGATGATGATATTAAATCTAAAGAAAGACAATTGGAAGGCGTGACTATGAGTGGTCAAACTGAAGATGTTTTTACTTTATTAGAATGTCACGTTAATTTAGATTTGGAAGGATTTGAAGACATGAATCCACAAACTGGTGAGCCCACAGGAATTAAACTTCCATATGTTGTAACAATTGAAGAAGGATCTAGAGAAGTTTTATCTATTAGACGAAATTATTTACAAAATGATCCATTAAAGAAAAAGATTAATTACTTTGTACATTTTAAATTTTTACCGGGATTTGGTTTTTATGGTAATGGTTTAATTCAAATGATTGGTGGTTTATCAAGAACTGCTACACAAGCTTTACGTCAATTATTAGATGCAGGAACGTTGTCTAATTTACCCGCTGGATTCAAGCAACGAGGAATTAGAATAAGAGACGATGCTCAATCTATTCAACCTGGTGAATGGAGAGATGTAGATGCCCCTGGAGGAAATTTAAGAGATGCATTTATGACTCTACCTTATAAAGAACCTTCACAAACTTTATTGCAATTAATGGGGGTCGTGGTTCAAGCAGGTCAACGCTTTGCTTCGATAGCGGACATGCAAGTAGGGGATGGGAATCAGCAAGCAGCAGTGGGCACGACCGTGGCTTTGCTGGAAAGAGGAAGCAGAACAATGTCTGCTATTCACAAAAGAATATATGCCTCAATGAAAGAGGAATTCAAATTATTAGCAAACGTGTTTAAATTATATTTACCACCTGAATATCCTTATGATGTTGTAGGTGGACAAAGAACAATTAAACAAGCAGACTTTGATGATAAAGTAGACATCATTCCAGTTGCAGATCCAAATATATTTTCACAAACACAAAGAATATCTATTGCACAAACAGAATTACAACTTGCAATGGCTAATCCTGGAATTCATAATATGTATGAAGTTTACAAAACTATGTATTCAGCATTAGGTATTAGAGACATTGATAGAATTTTAATAAAACCAGATCAACCCACACCAAAGGACCCTGCGTTAGAACATATTGATGCTCTCGCAGGGAAACCATTCCAAGCATTTCCAGGACAAGACCATAGAGCACACATCACTGCTCATTTAAATTTTATGGCAACTAACATGGCAAGAAATGCACCTGTAATTATGGCTTCATTAGAAAAAAATTGTTTTGAACATATTTCTTTAATGGCACAAGAACAAGTTGAAATAGAATTTAGAAATGAAATTCAACAATTACAAATGATGCAACAAAATCCACAAGCAATGCAAAACCCACAAATGCAAATTCAAGTAAAAATGTTGTCTGAAAAAATTGAATCAAGAAAAGCAGTGTTGATTGCTGAAATGATGGAAGAATTTATGAATGAAGAGAAAAAAATTACATCACAATTTGATAATGATCCAATTGCTAAACTTAAATCTAGAGAACTAGACCTTGTTGCTCAAGAAAATGATAGAAAAAGACAAGAAACTAATGAAAGAATCAATTTAGATAAGATGAAAGCAATGATGGCGCAGTCAACAGATAGTCAAAAACTACAACAAAATGAAGATTTAGCTAAATTAAGAGCAAATACTTCATTAGAGAAGACTGTTTTGGCTGCTAAACTTAAAAATAGATTTCCAAATCAATAAAAAAGGAGTATAAAATGGTTATGAAAAAGAAAAATGCAAAAATTGGTCAATCAAAAGAAGTAAATCATTCTAAATTTACTAATAAAGAAGGATATTTAGTTGGTGGAATTGATATTGAAATGTCAAAACCAAATGAAACTCAAACTGATGTAGTTCAAGGCCAAGGAAACATACTTCCAGAGAAAAAAAGATCAGCAAAGTGGTACTAAACCATGATTCAAATGTTAGGAGCTATTGCACCTCTTGCAAAAATCCTATTTAACACGATTGAAAAAGCTGTACCTGATAAAGATTTACAAGAAAAATTAAAAGCAGAATTACAAACACAATTATTACAATCACATACACAAGAGTTACAAGCAGCAGCTAAAATTATTGAAGCAGAAGCAAAAGCTGGATGGTTTGCATCATCTTGGAGACCTTTATTGATGTATGTGTTAATCTTTATTTTAGTATGGAACTATGTTATAGGACCAGTTATAAAAATATTCACAGGAACTATTATCTCCTTTGAATTGCCTGGCGATGTTTGGAGTCTTCTCCAGATAGGTTTAGGCGGTTATGTGCTAGGACGATCTGCTGAATCGGTTGCAAGAACGATGGCAAATAGACCTGTAGTAAATAAAGAACAAGAAAACGGATAGGATATAAAATGGCAGGACTTGGAAAACAAATGAGAGGAAATGGTATTGCAAGAATAGGTTTAGCAAAAGGCGGTATGGCTATGGATGAATCTATGGCACATGAAAATGCAGAATCTATGGGTATGGAATCAACAGAAACTAAAATGGAAAAAGAAGGATATATGGAAACTAAAAAAGGAAAAATGGTAAAAAAAGCAGATATGAAAACTAAAAAAATGCCTATGAAGAAAAAAGGCAAAATGATGAAAGGGAAAAGATAATGGGAGATATTTCTTTAAGAGGAAGAGGTATAGTTAGAAAAAATCTTGCAAAAGGATCTTTACCTGATTTAACTGGAGACGGAAAAATTACTAGAGCAGATGTTTTAAAAGGTAGAGGTGTGTTTAAAAAAGGTGGTACATCTACTCCGATTATTCCACCTGCATTAAAAAAAGGAATGAAAAAAATTGGATTAAAAGATGGTGGTCAACCTAAAGTTAAAAAAGTTATGAAAGAGTTTAAAGCTGGTAAATTACATTCTGGAAGTAAAAAAGGACCAGTTGTAAAATCTAGAAAACAAGCAATAGCAATTGCTCTTTCAGAAGCTGGAAAGTCGAAGAAAAAATAATGGCTAAACAAGGATTGTGGGCAAACATTAATAGAAGAAAAAAATTAGGTATTTCAAGACCTAAATCTGAGTCTACTATTTCACCAAAAGCATATGCAAATATGAAAGCAGGTTTTCCAAAAAGAAAAAAAATGATGGAAGGTGGAGTAGCTAGAGGATGTGGAGATATTATGCCTGATAGAAAAAAAGTTACAAAAAGATTCTAATGGGTGATATTTCTTTAAGAGGGCATGGTATTGAAAGAAAAAACTTTGCAAAAGGTGGAAGTTCTACTCCAGCTTGGCAACGTAAAGAAGGTAAATCTGAATCTGGTGGATTAAATAAAAAAGGTATTGCATCTTATAGACGTGCAAATCCAGGTTCTAAATTATCAATGGCAGTAACTACAAAACCATCTAAATTAAAAAAAGGATCAAAAGCTGCTAATAGAAGAAAATCATTTTGTGCCAGAATGTCTGGAATGAAGAAAAGATTAACTTCAGCAAAAACTGCAAGAGATCCAAATTCAAGAATTAATAAATCTCTACGTAAGTGGAATTGTTAATATAACCAACAAAGGAGAAAGACTATGGACGCTGTAACATTTATAACAAAACTGCAAAAATTTATCAGGGATTCTTACCAAAATATTGGTGATGCTATGATATCTGGAACAGTTGACAGTATGGAAAAATACAAGTATATGCAAGGACAGGCTAATGCCTACCAAACAGTAATTCAGGAAATCTCTAACCTGCTAAATAAGAAGGAGCAAAATGATGAAAAAGGAAACGTTATCGACCTCGGAAAAGGAAATACCAAAGATAAACCTAGGTCTTGAAGAAAAATATAAAGAAGAAGCTAAGACAGCTGAACCTACTAAAGAACCATTAAATCCAGATAATATAAAAGCTGTAGTTGATGAGTTACCAACACCCAGTGGTTGGAGAATTTTAGTATTACCATTCACACCAAAAGAAAAAACATCTGGTGGAATTATTATTGCACAAGAATCATTAGACCGTTTAAGAATAGCTACAAATTGTGGTTATGTTTTAAAGATTGGTCCACTTGCATATTTTGATAAAGAAAAATATCCAACAGGACCATGGTGTAAAGAAAAAGATTGGGTGATCTTTGCTCGCTACGCGGGTTCAAGACTACCAATAGAAGGCGGTGAAGTTCGTATATTAAACGATGATGAAGTATTAGGAACAATTCCTGATCCTGAATCTGTACTTCACTATATATAAACCATAGGAGAAAACTATGCCAGAAGACAAAAACGCAAAGACAGTTGATATAGATACATCTGGACCATCGGTTGATGTTGAGTTAGAAGATACATCTAAACCTGAATCAGAGGTAGTTGAAACTGTTGAACAAGAAGCAGCTCCAAAAGCTGAGAAGCCTAGTGATGCAAAAGTTGCAGCCGAGACACAAGCCGCTAGCCCCTCGCAACAAGATGCGAGCGACGAGAACAAGACACAGAAAGACGAATTAGAAGATTACTCAAAAGATGTGCAAAGACGAATTGCTAAACTTACTAAAAAATGGAGAGAAGCAGAACGTCAAAAAGAAGATGCTCTAAAATATGCAGAAGCAGTTAAAATTGAAAAAGAGGCAACTCTTAGAAAATATTCTGTACTTGAAGGAGCAAGTGTCAAAGATCGAGAAGCAAGGATTGTTTCAGGTCTACAAGCAGCAAAAGCTAAACTTGCAGAAGCGAGAAGCAATCAAGATTTAAATGCTGAAATTGATGCTCAAAGAGACATCGCAAGACTTGGTTATGAAGAGGCTAGACTAATGGAAGCAAAAGCTACATTAGAAGTTGCCCCTCAAGAAACTAAAAGAGTAGAAACTCCTAACATTAATCTTAATAGATCGGTTGAACAAGAAATTAGACCAGATCCAAAAGCAGAAGCTTGGGGATCTAAAAATAAGTGGTTTGGTTCTGATTCAGCTATGACTTATACGGCTTTTGATATACATAAAAAGCTTGTAGATGATGAAGGATTTGATCCTCAAACAGATGAATATTATGCGGAAATTGATAAAAGAATAAGACTTGAGTTTCCCCATAAATTTGATAAGATTGCAAATACGGAAACGACCAAACCGACACAAGTAGTAGCTTCAGCGAAGCGAAGTGTAAAACCAGGTCGCAAAACTGTGAGACTCACCCCTTCTCAAGTTGCAATCGCTAAAAAATTAGGAGTGCCATTAGAAGAATATGCGAAACAATTAAATATCACGAAGGAGGTATAGGCATATGGAAAACGATAAAATGAAGACCCCACGTGCGAGCCAGTCAAGATCTGCTGAAAAGAGACCTACGACTTGGACTCCACCA